GAGGGATGTGGCCAAGACAAAGAAGAGCGAACTTCGAGAGCAAATTAGACAGGACTTGACGGACCAGTTGGAGCGGCAAGGAGTGTATGGGCGGCATTACCTTGACCTTATTGAGGACTACATGGCCCTATGGGACACTAAAAATGCGCTCATTTCGGACATCAAGAAGCGCGGTGTCATGATCAAGTACCAGAATGGCGAGAACCAATGGGGTTATAAGAAGAACGATAGCGTAGGAAACCTTGTTAAGGTAAATAAACAGATGCTGGAGCTACTGAGGGAGCTGGGATTGAGGGCTGCAGACTTCGAGGCTGATTCAGATGACGACGAGGAGATGTAGGCTGTATATCGATGAGTACATGGAGGCTATTGAGAGTGGCGAGATACCAGCCTCTAGGCGGCTCCGGAAGGCCATGCCCTATATCAGGTCAAAACTAGGTGTACCGGGAGTGTATATCGATGAGGAAAAGGTGAAAAAGGCCGTCGAGCTCATCGAGAAGTATTTCGAGATTAAGTTGGTGCCTTGGGAGCTCTTTATTATTGCCCTTGTTCACGCCTATTATGAAGACGGTACGTTGGTATTCATGGAGTTTTTTATCTTGGTGGGGCGTGGTAACGGGAAAAACAAGTTCATCTCAGGATTGACCTGGTATCTGACTACGCATTACCACGGAATCCGGGGTTACAACATCGACATCATCGCTAACAGCCAGGAACAGGCCATGACTTCCTTCAATGACATCTACGAGGTGCTGGAGCTGACCTGGGCCAAGTCTAAAAAGTTCTTTTACAAGACCAAGCAGGTGATTGTGAACCTCAAGACCAATAGCTACATCAAGTATAACACCTCTAACTCTAGGACTAAGGACGGCCGCCGCTCTGCCTGTCTGGTGTTTGATGAGGTGCACGAGTATGAGAACTGGGACCTTATCAATGTGTTCCGAAGCGGGTTTGGAAAGCGGGAGCATTCCCGGATTTTCTACATCACCACCAATGGCTATGTCCGCGGCGGTGTTCTGGATGAGCTCCTGGAGCTGTCGGATAAGGTGTTGTCAGGGGAGATCACGAATCTGCGGTTCCTCCCTCTCATCTATGAGATTGATGAGGAGGAGGAGCGGGATGACCCGGCCATGTGGGTGAAGGCCAACCCTTCGCTGCCGTACTTCCCCACTCTGAAGTTTCAGATGGAGCAGGAGTATGAACTGGCGAAGCACCAGCCCAGCATGGCCAGCGAGTTCATGACCAAGCGCATGAACCTGCCGGCGGTTGATAGTTACACTGTCGTCGCTCCTTGGGAGAAGATCATGACTACCGATCAGCCTATCCCGTGGGAGGAGCTTGAGGGGCAGCCGTGCATCGGAGCTTTCGACTATGCGCAGATTAACGACTTTGCTTCCTGCGGTCTGCTCTTTAAGTATAAAGGTAAGCGTTACTGGGTAGAGCACACCTTTGTGTGTCACTTAGCGCTCAAGATGGAGAACCGGAAGATTAAGTTCCCGGTAGAAGAAATGGCGCAGCAGGGCCTGATCACGATAGTCTACGGCGACATCATTACACCGGAGCATATTGCGAACTGGTTCATCGAGCAGGCCCGGAAGTACCATATCATCGATATTGTGGCGGACAGATATCGGGCCGAAGTTGTGCGCGACGCGTTTACTAAGGCTGGATTACCTTTAAGCATCATTCCTAGTGGTCCTATAACACACGCCAAGATAGCGCCCTTAATTACCACGATGTTCGCTGAAGAGACGATTGTCTTTGGGAATAACCCAACTATGCGCTGGTATATCAACAACACTTGCGTGGTGCTTGACCCCAAAGGGAATACCACTTACCACAAGATTGAGCCTAGAACCCGTAAGACAGACGGGTTCTTTGCTTTGATACATGCTTTGTCCAAAGACAGCGAGCTCCAAGACCCGGGAGATTTCAACATCTTGTCGTTCGGCGTTTACACGTACTAGAAGGGAGGGATTGCGGTGTGGGAATTCGACAGTGGTTCCTAGATTTGTTTGACAAGGAAGGCACGTTGAGTTTGAGTGCTGTGGTGACCAGACTTGCCACAGAGGTCTATTACAAGGAGCTGGCCGTCCAAGCATGTGCTAACCTGATCGCCAAGACTTTGGCCCGGGCTGAGTTCAGAACCTTCCTGAAGGGTGAAGAGGTCCGAAAGGACATGTATTACCTGCTCAATATTGAGCCCAATCCCAACCAAAATGCTACAGATTTTTGGCGAGACGCGGTTTACAGGGCGGTCAGAAACAACGAAGCGCTGATAATCATGGACGGTAACTATCTGCATTTGGCGGATTCCTGGAATGTGGTGCCGGGCACTTTCGTTGAAAACCTCTACACTGAGATACAGCTGGGAGAGCTGAAGGAGCCTTTGAAACGGCGGGAAAGTGAAGTGCTGCACCTGCGGATGCACAACGAAAGGGCGCAGCAAGTTATTGAGGGTCTTTACAACTCTTACAGCAAGCTCATCGCTGCGGCGCAGAAGCGTTACAGGAGAAACAGTTCCAAGAGGGGGTTCTTGGAGCTGGGGACCAGTTACCCACAAACCGAGAAGGCCCAGGCGGACCTTAAAGATTTGCTGGAGAACAGGTTCAAAACCTTTTTCCAGCACGAAGATGATGCTGTTCTTCCTTTGACAGGTGGGGCCAAGTGGCAGGAGCTGGAGACCACCGGGCCCACAGCTAGAGGAACGGTTGAAGGGCGGGACATCCGGGAGTTCATCAACGATGTCTTCGATTTCACGGCTGTAGCTTTCCAAGTGCCGCCGCAGTTACTGAAAGGGAACGTGGCTGACACCCACGAGGTCATGAAGAACTTCTTGACGTTCTGTATCAACCCATTGGCCGACATGATCGGCGATGAGATTAACCGCAAGATGTACGGAAAAAGGGACTTCAAGAAGCGCAGCTACGTCAAGGTGGATACTACACACATCCGTGCCGTGGACATCAAAGACGTTGCCGGTGCTTTGGATATCCTCTTCCGGATCGGTGCTTACACCATCGATGACTGTCTCAAATATTTAGGCATGGAGCCTGTTGGTGGCGAGATTGGCCAGCAGAGGTTTATCACTAAGAACTATCAGCCAATTGAGACTGTTATCGATGGTGAAGGAGGTGAGCAGAATTGAACCGTTAGCTATAGATAGAGTACCTGAAGAAAGGGGTGAGTCAATGAGAAAATATTGGCAACTTGAGGTAAAGGGCGCCGAGGCGTCCATTTTCATCTATGGCGACATCGTGTCTGAGCCGTGGAAGTGGTACGAGTCTGATGTAACCAGTTACGACCTGGTGAAGGAAATCGAGGGGCTTGATGTAGACGTGATCCACTGCTACATCAACTCTTACGGCGGCGAGGTTGCTGAGGGCTTGGCCATCTACAACGCACTAAAACGGCACAAGGCCAAGGTTAAGACCTACTGCGACGGCTTTGCTTGCTCCGCTGCCAGTGTGGTGTTCATGGCCGGCGATGAACGCACCATGTCTGCATCGTCCATGCTCATGATTCACAACGCTTGGATGTGGGCCGCGGGAGATGCGAATGAGCTGCGAAAACAGGCAGATGATCTCGAGAAGATTAATGAGGCTTCAAACAACGTCTATCTGGAGCACATCAACATCAGTAAGGAACAGCTGCAGGAGATGTTGGACAAGGAAACTTGGCTGACCGCTCAAGAGGCTTTGGATATGGGCTTCTGCACGACGGTTGTCAATGATCGTAAGAAGGCGGCCAATCAGAGTGCCAGGATGAAGATTGTGCAGCTCATCCTGGAGCGCCGAGATGGCGTCAAGGAACCTCGGGCAGCACTAAGTGAAGATATGTTGAAAGTGTTAGAGGACCGCCTGATGCAGCGGATCGCACAGCAGCAACAAGATAACCCAGCTTCGGATGAACCGAAGCAAGGAGACCCCGAGCCAGACGGCAAGGGTCTTTTCAGTTTCCTGGAGGCGTTAGCCTCAAAATTAAGTGAAGGAGATGAAGAGAATTGAAAAACCTTGATTTGCTTAAACAGCAGAAGGCCGATTTCGCGGCCAAAATGAAGGAAGCCATTCAAAACAACGATGAGCAGGTTTTTGCAGAGGCGTTTGTTGAATTCGCAAACGCCGTGCAGGAGGCTG